GTTGAGACCAGAGGGATCTTGCTGAGCGAGCTAGCCCAAGAAGCTATGATAAAAGCTAGAAGGATTGGTGACATGATACTTGACTTGCTGCCTCCTAGCCTAATGTCAGACAGGAGCGGAAGAGACATTTCTCAGGCTTTTGAACACATAAGATCCATCCAGTTCTCTGAGCGAGGCCTTGAGAAGATTCCCTCTTGTCTTTGGGTGACACCTCAGTACATGAGCGAACAATTACAGCATGAGGCGACAGAGGCTCTAGGCTCCATGGGGCCCAGGCAGCCTGTTAAAAGCATTGGTGAGTGGCTCAGGTCACTACCAGGGACCAAGACCCATTTCACTGCTGCAGTTCATGTACCCTGCTTTCTGACTCAGGAGGATTCTGAGGTCTCAGTGTCAGTTCCCGAGAGAGAATGTGGGAATATGCATGCCCTCTGGTCTCGTGCAATCCATGAGAGGAAACACAGGTCTTTCCCAGAGCCAACTGTTGATGAGATGAGGAGGGATCAAAGGCTGAGGGACATGAATGGCTGGGGGAAAGCTAGCATGAAGGACCTGAGAAATGAGCCTGACAACCACGACTTCCTTCTGTCTCGACAGTTCAGGATTGAGCTTGCCGTGAGGGGCCTTGGTGCGAAAGCCTTCTCAGATGAGGCCGAAGAGCTCAGGAGACCTAAGAGGTTGGAAGACAAGACAGGGTACAGCCCTACCCTCAACACAAGCGCAATTGATGAATGGGTGACCTCTCCTTTGGTGAGAACCCATAGAGGCATCCCACTCTCAACAGAAGACTTTTGGCTGGATGACGGGGAGTGGGCGATGGGGTCCTTATCAGAGATGTGGGGCACTGACATGCTGAGGGCATTTGAGAACACAGAGCTAGTGCTTCGTGAAGTAATTTACAACTGCAAGAGGAACCAGCTGCCCTCAAACATCTCTATGGGAATGGTCCTGAGGAAGGTCCCCGGCAGACCAATCTATGTGCTTATTAGACCAACGCGAGGTGATGGGCCAATATTCTACTCTGTTCTCTTCAAAGGCTGCGAGTATGCCCCAGGAATCTTTGAAGACACAAAAATGTTCG